ACCTTTTTTATTGATATATTTTTAAAATCATCTCTAAGTGGGTGAGATTCAAGATATTGGAATATCTCTGATACATCGTCAAATATATGAATAATCTTCATTCCATTTGATAATGTTACAATCATTTTAATCTTTTTCATGTTTTTTATATTTTTTTCAAAGATACAAACAATTTTTAATATTATGTATCTTTTTTTTATTATTTTTTTAATAAATGTTCTTTATTTTTTTCATTTTACTTTTTTTTATTAAAGTAAAATTTTGTTCCTTGCTTTTATTGTTCCCCGTTCCATGGGCGGTTGTTTCCTATGTTTCCTCAACACGTACGCGAGAGTGCGCTATACTGCGTGGCGCTTCTCCGCGAACGCGTGGAGGAACATGGAACAACCGCAAGGACGGGGCGCAAGTAGGTGGCCGCACTACGTGTACCCTCGCCCGGAGGTCTTGGCGGCCTATTTTGGTTATTTTTAAACCAAAGTGACCATTTATATTTTTTTTGTTTTTTAGTTATATAACTAAAAAGACCCGGGACAAGCCCGGGTCTTTAGGAAATGGAAGCGATATGGATTATATTGTACGACTCCTAATTGATAAATCTCTGATTCGAAATGCAAGCATTTCCACATTAGCATTCTGATCAAGTTCAAGCACTTCGTTTAATGCTTCACAGAATACCGTCATCTGAATGAACTTTTTAGCAACCTGCTCTTTTTCGTGATTCTGGAAATAATTGTCGTCATTTACCTTCCTCTCCTGGAATTCTTCAACCTTTCCGATGTTTGGATACTTTTCATCGAAAGCATCTTTAATGTTCCTAATTTTTGCCATATGCTTATTTTTAATTGATTACTTCCTTTTCAGCCTGTTCGGCCTGATGTTGTCTTAGCGCCTGATCTATGTCAGATTTCGCGTTTGCTTTTAACTCACGCATTAACGCCAATGTGCGTAATTTTTCCGGATTGTCCATAAGGAATACATCCTTTTCAAGGTATCCTTCCTTTACATAATATCCTATTGCCTGATCTATTGGCATTCCCTGACGTAGCATTTGAAATGCTTCTATTGGTGATCTTGTTTTAACCACCATTGTCATTTTTTTACCGTTGTTTGGCTCAGGTTTAGCCTTTGGATGTTTTCTCATAATTATATTTTTTATTCAACATTCCTTTTTTGACGCATTTTCATAAGATATAATCTCCTATCCTTTGACTCCTTTATTAAACGGTCATAATCTGAACCGTATTTTTTTTCTTCCTTTTTTGTTTGTTTTTCTATTTCTTCTGCAATATATCTGTTTTTAGCTTCTACATTTTCCTCATTAATAAATTTTTTACGGTAATACCTCGGTAGTGGTATAATTGAACCTCTTGAATTCATCACCTGATTAGCATCTACTCTATTTATGTACTTAATAAAATCATCATCTACATAAGTAATTCCCAATCCCTTAGACATGAATGATACTTCCTTTTGTCTATCATCAAACTTAAATGAAGAATGATCCTTTACCATGTACTTTAGTACATAGTCTATTGTATTTACGTTGCACTCATCTATCTGCACCCTTCCTTTTGGATCTCCGATTTCAAGTCCTGATTTGTCCGCATTATCACGCACGAATGTAGTCCAAGCCAAATCAATATTACTAATATCGCGCACATTGAAAAGAATATAGTGGCCGTGGGGACGTGAAAACCGGTCTCCATATTCGTAGACTCCATAATAGGCAAGTCTTTGACTTTTCTCTCCCTTAACTTTTGCATTCTTTCTTCCAAATTCTTCGATGGATATATATTCCCTTTGTTTGAGATATTTATCTTTTTCAAGTTTCTTTAGATTTTTAATAAATTCAAAGTGATCGTTTTTGTTTATCGTTCCCCCACAATCCCCCAGGGGAAGATTTTTGTCATCGTACGTTAATGTTACAAAGTAGGATGAAAACGATACTCTTTTTTGTTCTACAAGCCTAAATGACCATTGTGCCTTTCTTTTAATAAGACATTTTAGACATTTTCCGCAATCTGCCGGAAATGTCCATATGAACCCACCTTTTCCATCCGGTATGGGTTCTTTATATTTTATTGTTATCGGAGCGTCGCAAGCCATTAGTTAAGCGTTGTTTTTACAATCCCATCTGAAAACAAGAAATCCATCCATACATAATACTCCGCTATACCTGGGTAGCGAACAAATCCAACTGACACGAGTTTGTTTTCAATATCTGACGCTCTCCTAAAGTCGTCCATTTTTGCTCCTTCCATGTGTTTCCATTTATTTTAAAGTAATGTTTTAGATGTTGACGGTAAGAGAGGAGGGCCTTTGCCCTCCTCATTCTTGCCAACTTAACCTCTTCATTAATTTTTTTCACTATAAAGAAGGTATTGCATTAATTGGCAGCCTTCTATTTACGTCTATTGAAACATACGCGTGCACGAAACATTCGTGCTCACCTGCCTCTGCATCTACTATAAAAACGCGACCAATGTCCGGTGTACAAGTGATGAAGTCATTGTTTAGTGTTGCATCAGATGCAGCTATAAATTTACGCCCAAGATGAAAGCTTTCCCAAAGTGTTCTCATTTGACCGGATACAATATCATTATTATACCGATGTTGTGCATATTGTGGAAGATATCCAAAGATTTCATCATTCCAGGCAATGTCTGCATCATACCAGGAGAACCATACCTCTTTGTTGCGAATAGGCTGATCTCCAATAAGAGCGAATTGCTCCCACATGTAATCCATTTTTGTTACACGCCTCCACATGTTCTCGAGTCCTGAATAATAAGATGCCTTTGGATAAACGGTTACTATAGGTAATATGAATCCATAATCGGGACATAAGTATGTGAACTGAGGTGTATTGTCCCTGGCCAATGCCTGTCCGGTATATTCTCCTACTGTATAATCTCCGGCTTCTGCTGTTGCCATTACCTCCTGAATCATAATATCTCCTGTATATCCACCTATCCATACCGGACGATCTATAAATAGTGGATTAGGATTAAAGCCTGTTTCCCTATGTACGAAATCATTATAATTAGCATCTATTCCTCCTGACCTTAATGCTCTCTCAAGAAATTCCTGAAATTGGGCAGCATACCTAAAATCTGCAATAGTTGAAGAAAGTTCAAGTACTGCTGAATCATTACCTGCGTCTCCCAAGAATCCTAAAGCAGTAGCATATAATGGTCCTGCTGGTTGTTGATCTCCATCAATTTCTAATACCCTTTGCGGAATATATAATCCTGTTTCCGCATCTGTTTGGAATGAAGGTATTAGAACTCCCTGACCTTGTTGTGGTGTTGGTGTTGCTGATGTATAGTAGTCACGTGGCCAATTCCTTCTTTTCACCCTGCAATCCGGCACAGCAGCTTGAACATTCACCGTATTATCTCCTGCTACTAACTGATACTCATCCTTTGGTTGTATTTGTGGATTTCTGTAATAATTTAACCATATTGAATAATATGCCATTACAGGAGCAGCACCAATCCTTGTTTCAAGGATTAAAGTTCCTGCAGCCGGTGGGGCATTGAAACCCATATAATTAAGAATACCATCTGTATAAATAGCCTCTGCCCTTTGATAATCGAAGTAAGCCCATCCCTGTGTACCGGTAATTGGGTCTTGCTGTAAAAAGTTTTGCCAATCCTTTTCTTGCTGCCACAATGCACCCATTCTCACAAAAAACCAATCTACTGTAAAGAAACACAGGTGCATTATCGGAAGATATAGCGCAGCGAAACGCATTTTTAGTTCCATTGAGCACCTTGCTAATTCCCCAGGATAAACCTCCTCACATCCGAATGGTACTAGCGTACCCATTGTTAGGGTTGTTTTGTGATTAAATCCTAAGTGTACCCAATTCCTATCCTGATGTTTTTCCGATCTTTCAGGTATAGATCGTGATGAAGGAATCATTTTTTTCATTATTGAAGATTTACGGGTCTGAAGATTTTTGATATATATGCTACGATGAATTGTTGCCAATCGCTTAAGCTATCCATGTCCATTAGCCGGGTATTTATCCACTCCTCAAATTGACGAATATTCTTCATTTGAGACATTAACCCGGCCTGCTTTGTCAGATTGATAATCTGTTGTTTTATTTTTTCTAACTCCTGTCTTTTTGTTTCCTGAGGCACTCCTTCTCCTTCTAATACCTGAAGTATATCAGCCTGCAGTTTTTGGAATCTACCTTTATGTTGAACAAGAAATGCAGCTGCTTCTTTTTCGTCTATTTCAGCAGCGTATTTTCTGTATCTATTGTTTCTGTCACTTCCTTGTTGAATTAAATCCTTAACCTGAATGTCTTTAGCCAAATCTTCTGCTTCCAATCCTTTCATTTTTACATTGGCATCTACCAATGGTTGATCTTGTTCAAGTTTTCTTTGCTGTGTGACTCCCAATGTAGGGTCTATTGAAAGTTTGGGTACATCTGATTGACCCAATACTTTACCCTGATACATATATGCCAGGGGAAGACCTGCTTTTTTTAATCTATTACGTTGGGCTCTTGGTGAGTTAAATTTGTTTGCTGCTATTGTAGAGCCTATACCAAATATAGCTTGTAATGCTGATGCCAATAAGCTACCGCCTATTGGTCCTAATAATCCACCAAGTATTTTTCCAGCTAATCCCTGATTATTTGCTTCCGGAATATTCTGTAGATAATCCCACCTCATAGATTTTTTTTTATTCGCTTCGCTCATTTTTTGGCCTTAAATAGACGAGAGCATTTAAGGCCCTGAAAAGGTATGCTTTTATCATATACGATTTACTTTATATGTAAATCTTTTTTTATTAATTGAGTATAGAGTGATTGTATCTATTTGATACTCAATGTTTTATAGTCTTATTTAGACTTTGTCTATATTAGACATTTGTTTAATAAATGGT